CCAAATAAAACTAGAAAAATATGGATGACCAAAAGTATGCACAATATATTGCACGGATAAATGCTACAAGAGATCCAACAATTGCAAAAGACATTGATGTTGACCTAATGATTGATAGACATAATTATTTTGGAAGACAATTATGTGAAGCAATTAATATACAATATAGAAATGATGTACCTTTACTAGATATTTTGTTAGATGCAGTGCCTGGAATTGACCCTATGGCAATGGAGATCCCAAATATAACACCTGATAATTATATAATAATCAATGATCGCATCATAATAATAGATTACAAAGTCTCAGTTAGTTCAGAAACAACAGAAATTACATTGGAAAAATATAGTAGATGCATGGAAATAATTAAAAATCAATTGCCAATAAACTATGAAGTTGCTATAATCAGAGTAAATCCAATTACTAACCAATTGCATTTGATAGGTGAGACGTTTATTAGACATTTCCCCAACATCCCTTTAAATCTAGACTTTTCTAGATTTTTCGAATTAAAAACAATGTTATACCAAAAATTTGCAGATGACGAAGAATTTATGCTTAAGGTTGCTCATGGTGATTTCACATTAACAGCTCCTTGGTGTCATGAAGAAACACCAGAATTATTGGTTCATCCAGAATTTAATTTCTTTATAAATTCTATGCCACCTATTGCACAAAATTTGTTTTTTGAGACATTAGAATTTAGTGCTTATTCATCTGAGAGATGGAATAGTCAATTACATAAAATTAGAGAAATCACTAAACCTGAATATGATAACTTCATCAAAAAACATGCAATTGATATATTCAATATGGATGGGAACTTTGAGAAGCCAAATCAACAACAAATTGATGAAGGATGGAAACTTATGACTAAAAGAGTGTCAGAAGAGCGAGACTTAACAACAGATATATCAAAGCAAAAACCATCTGTCCATTTCTTATGGTCTGAAGCATGTAATAGAAAACTAAATGGCCCTACATCAAAGCTAATCTTTCTATCAAACAGTCTACAAGCTATTAAGGATGCCTCTACTATAACTGAAACATTAAAAGCTATTGGTTTGTCAATGGATATAGATAATCAAATAGGAAAATATGAATCACTTTGTATGGAAAGGAAGATGCTAGCAAGATCTACAGGAAAGAAAATCGAGAATAAAAAATTGGAACCTATAAAGATAGGGAATGCTCTAGTATTATGGGAACAACAATTTGTTTTGCCAAATGATTTATTTAAAGCTAATGAAAGACAAAAATTCTTTCAAAAATTCCTAGGTATAGGTGGTCATAAAAGATTTAACAAGAAAACTGCTGATGATGTTGATTGCACTAAACCTAGAATTTTAGATTTTAACAATCAAAATATTATAGATGCATCATTGTTCATGGTAAATAAAAATCAAAAATTCTTGCAAAAACCATCTGATTTTGAGGTTGATCATCCAATAATTGAAACATATAGAGGTCAAATATCAGAATCAAACCAAGAAACTATGAAAACTTTGGATATAATAAAAACAACAAATTACTGGAGGTGTATAAATGACATATCTGTATTAATGAGGAATATACTAGCTGTCTCACAATACAATAGACACAATACTTTTAGGGTAGCCATGTGTGCAAATGATTCATTGTATGCATTAGTTTTCCCATCATCAGACATTAAAACCAAGAGAGCAACAGTTGTATTCTGTACAATTTGCATTCATAAAACAAAAGAGTCCTTATTTAATGCAGGAGCATTGCATTCCACATTGAAATTAAATACTGGGGAATACATTTCTGTATCCAAGGCTATCAGATTAGATAAAGAAAGATGCCAGAGAATAGTTTCTTCACCAGGATTATTTATATTAAGTGCTATGTTGATGTACAACAATAATCCTTCAATAAATTTGTATGATGTTCTAAATTTTACTTTTTATACTAGTTTGTCGATAACAAAAAGTATGCTTTCATTAACAGAACCTTCAAGATATATGATCATGAATTCACTAGCAATATCTAGTCATGTAAAAGATTATATTTCTGAAAAGTTTTCACCTTACACAAAAACATTATTTAGTGTATACATGACAACATTGATAAAGAAAGGATGCGGAACTGCTAATGCTCAATCACAGAAAATACAATTAAGGAATGTGTTTCTATCAGATTACGATATTACGCAAAAAGGGGCTGGCGATGAAAGAGATTTAGAATCAATATGGTTCCCTGGGAAAGTTAGTTTGAAAGAATATATCTCTCAGATTTATTTACCATTTTACTTTAATGCAAAGGGCTTACATGAAAAACATCATGTTATGATTGATTTGGCTAAAACAGTAATAGAAATTGAGTTAGAACAGCGAAAAATAGCACAAGAAATATGGTCTGACAAGCCCATTAAAGAACATGTGAATTTACCAATCTTATTGTATTCCATTTCAAACAATCTAATATTAGATACGTCAAGGCATAATCATCTTCGAAATAGAGTTGAAAATAGGAATAATTTTAAAAGAAGTATTACCACAATCAGTACATTTACAAGTTCAAAATCATGTATTAAGGTTGGAAATTTTAAAGAAGAAAAAATTTCGCAATCCAAAAGAAATATTAAAAATGTTCAGATGGCTGAGAAGAAATATAGAGTCTCTAATCCATTGTTTATATCAGATGAAATGTTGGATTTAGAAACAGCACATACAAGATATGAGCAAATCATTGAAGTAATACCTGATTATAAAGACTGCATCTCAACAAAAGTTTTTGATAGATTATATGAATTACTAAAAATCAATAAATTAGATGAAAAACCTTTTATTGAACATGCTATGAAAATGATGAAAGAACATACTGAATTCAATTTTACTTTTTTTAATAAAGGGCAAAAAACTGCTAAAGACAGAGAAATTTTTGTTGGAGAATTTGAAGCAAAAATGTGCATGTATGTTGTTGAGCGTATTGCAAAAGAAAGATGTAAATTGAACAGTGATGAAATGATAAGTGAACCAGGTGACTCTAAATTAAAAGTGCTAGAAATGAAATCAGAACAAGAATTAAGATTTATAGTAGAACGCACAAAAGATAGATTTGCAAAAGCAGATCGTGCAAAGGCTTTGAAAATGGAAATTAATGCTGACATGTCTAAATGGAGTGCTCAAGATGTTTTTTATAAATATTTTTGGTTAATTACAATGGATCCAATACTATATCCTAAAGAAAAAAAACGTATATTATATTTCATGTGCAATTATCTATGCAAAAATTTAATTCTACCAGATGAATTAATTGGTAATATTTTAGATCAAAAAAAGACATATAATGATGACATAATATTAGAAGGTACAGAATTTTTCCACCAAAATTATATTAAGATAAGAAGGAATTGGTTGCAAGGTAATTTTAATTATATATCTAGTTATATACATACATGTGCTATGTCTGTATATAAAGACATAATAAAGAGAGTATCTATATTATTAGATGGAGATGTACTAGTGAATTCTATGGTACATTCTGATGATAATCAAACATCTATAACATACATTCAGAATAAATTACCAGAGGATATGTTAATACAACATGCTTTAACCAAATTTGAATTAGTGTGTTTAACATTTGGGTGTCAAGCTAATATGAAGAAGACATATATGACACATAATATTAAGGAATTCGTGTCATTATTTAATATTCATGGAGAACCTATGTCAGTATATGGCCGCTTTTTATTGCCAAGTGTGGGTGATTGTGCTTACATAGGGCCATATGAAGACTTAGCTAGTAGGCTATCTGCAGCACAACAAAGCTTGAAACATGGTTGCCCACCTAGTTATGCATGGATTGCTATATCATGTAGTCATTGGATAACATATACAACATATAATATGTTAGATGATCAAGTGAATTCACCTATAGGATATTTCCCAACTAGAAATAGATTTGATATACCAGTAGAATTAAATGGTTATTTAAGCTCTCCATTATATTTAATAGCCTTAGTAGGGCTAGAAGCTGGTAATTTATGGTTTTTAATAAAACTATTAAAGAAACTTGTTCCTATCGATAAGCAAAAAGAAGATATTCAGACTCAAGTATTGAGTATTAGAATTACAGATTTAACAGATATAGAGTTACTAAAATTAAAATTATTAAGGTATCTATCTTTAGATACTGAAATTTCTGGAGACTCTAATTTTGGAGAAACAAGTGATATGAGAAGTAGATCACTGTTAACACCTAGAAAATTTACCACTTTAGGTTCATTAAATAAATTAATATCTTATTTAGATTTTAAAAACTCAATGAATAGTGATGATCATGTGAACAATTTGGATTATATGATAAATAATCCTGAATTATTAGTCACTAAAGGTGAAACAAAAGAAGAATTCATGAACAGTATATTATATAGATATAATTCAAAAAGGTTTAAAGAAAGTTTATCTATCCAGAGTCCTGCTCAGCTATTTATTGAACAAATATTGTTCTCCCATAAACCAATAATAGATTACAGTAGTATATTTGATAAATTAACAAGTTTAGCAGAAACAGATATGATACTTGAAGAGACAATGCCAATAGGTAGATTAACATTCCCACAAGCATATAGACAACTTGTTAAAGATATCAATGAATTAAGAATAACACAAGAAGATATAATTATCATATATAGGCATTGTATTTTAAATGATCCATTAATGGTAACAGCTGCAAATACTTCTATATTATGCATGAGAGGAAGTCCTCAACCACGAGTAGGACTATCTGCTTGCCAAATGCCTGAATTTAGAAATATGAAACTTATACACCATTCACCTGCTTTAGTGTTACGTGCTTACAGTAAAGGTGAAATTGATATTCCAGGAATAGATCAAATTGAACTACAAAAAGATCTTTACCATTTAGATGAATTTATCAAAGAAACAAAAATTAAAGAAAAGTTTGAAGAGAGAATAAATTCTATACCTGAAAATCTGACAAAAACAGAAAGGAGGATACATTATTTAAGAGAATTAACTAAATTATATCAGGTTTGTTATGATTATATTAAGTCAACAGAACATAAAGTTAAAATATTTATATTACCAATGAAGTCTTATACAGCATTAGATTTTTGCACATTGATACAAGGAAACACTCTATCTGATAAAGAGTGGTTCACAATGCATTACTTGAAACATATTATAGCAGGAAACCTTAAAGGACAAGTCTTACAGCATTCAAGTAATGACCAAATAATTGCGAGTGAATGCTTTAGAGCATTAGTCCATTTTGCAGATTATTTTGTGGAAGCAACAACAAGAGTAGCATTTTTACACCAAATTGTAGAAAGTTACAATTATAAAAATATCTCTGTTAAACAACTTTTCCAGATAATCTTAAGTACAAATATGAGATTGAATTTTATACCATTACTTTATAGGATGGGTGAATTAACACAAAATGATTTAAACAAATATGATGCATTAAAGACAGATGAAAGAATATCTTGGAATAATTGGCAAACAAATAGGACATTGAATTCTGGTATAATTGATCTAACTATAACTGGCTATCTCAGATCTATTAGAATAATGGGAAATGATAAAAAATTGGAAATATCTGAACTTGTTGTTCAAAACTTTCATCCTAACACTATATTTCATGCAGGTAATAAATTATTAAATTCAAGACATGGTTTAAAATTTGAGTATATGGATGAAGTTTTAATTGATGAGAAAGTCAACTACTATATAACATATCAAAAGAAACGAGCACATAAATATAATTATCAAATATCTACAATTGAACATATAATAAGGCGTAATAAAGAAGGTGAACAAACAAGGGGTGTTAAACATAATAAGATGATCCCTGTTTGCCCTGTCATACCAACTATAAAAGAAGAAGAAACAATAATCTCAATAAACGATATACAACCATTAAATATGTTAAATTATTCTATGTCTAGACTACTTGTAAAACCTGATGAGTATTCAACAATAAAAAAAGCCCATATGTCTAAAATGATGTTTTTTGACGGTCCTGAAATAATGGCAGGTATTATTAATTTGACAGTATTGATGAGGACTCAAGAATTATTAAATTTAGATTTTGATAATATTTGCAAAAATAGCATATTGCCATTCTGTAGAATATTGCATTGTAATGGCTCATTTGAAGGTGAAGCAATATTTTTATCGGATGAAATTATGGACTTAACAATCTCTGAAGAAATAGAATCTATTCCTATTTTCACAATACAATATAATAAAAAAGGTGAAAATCATATGACATATAAAAATGCTATAATAAAGATGATAGCTAGAGGAAAAGAAGAAATAGAAAAAGTGTTTGATTTCACAAATGATGGATTCTATTCTAAAAAGAATCTAGGATTAATCAATGCAATATGTTCTGTGATTGACATGTTAGATACAAATGAGTGGTCTACACTAATTAAAAATGCATTTCATATTGCTATGATAGCAGAAAATATGGATAGACAATTTCACTTATTCAAGATACCTATAAGTTTTATGAGTAATCCATCTTCTGGTGAGATTAATTGGCCAAAAATATTAAGATTTATAAATAGTTTGCCAGACATAGAAGAAGAACCATGGGGATCAATGTTCTCTAGATTTAAATTGAAAACTGAATACCTTATAAAAAAAGAAATAAAAAAAGAATCAAAATTAGATGAATTTTTAGATGAGTTGGAATTTGAAGAAGGGAAGTCTAGTTTCACATTCTCATAATAGATTAATTAAATATCAATATTATCACATACATATATTTATATATACATATTATGTATATATAAATATATGTATAAAAGAATAGATATAGACGAGATACAAGATGCATATAAAATAAATAAATATATTATTGTAATTAAATATAAATTAAATTACAGATTTAAGATATTATAAATCAAATGAAGAGTAAAATTAGGAATATTGTTGTAAAAATATTAAAATTTATTATGAATATAAGTTTATTTTGG